TGGGCAGCAGCGTCCCTAGTAGCAGCAGCGGTAAGTTCGGCAGCCTTACGAGTTTCTTCGGCAGCAGCCGTTGTAGCGGCAGCAGTTTGATCCGCCGCTGCCTTAGTAGCTGCGGCTTGTTGCTTGGCCGCCTTCTTCCCACCAAAAAGGTTTCCCATTATTGGTCTTCCTGTGTTAGGTTAGTGCTGGGTCTTGAACTAGGATGATAGTCTCTGTCTTAAAACCCAACTTGTGATAAACAGAGGCGAGCGCGGCATCAGTCCGCGTCAGCGCCGTTCCGACGCACACGAGCTTCGCGCCCGCCTCCTCGCGCTTGCGTTCTAAAAACGAAGCGACGTTCTTGAAGTCACCGCCGGGTACCAGCCTAAGGATTATGACTTCGTTAAGAAGCACTACATCCTCTTTGGCATACCAAGGGGTGACTAATTCATATACGACCAAGAATGCATCATCAACGATGTAAGCGTTATCGCTTGCGTAGATGCTATCTAAGCACGTATCAATATCTATGAATTTGAACCAAGCTTTATGATCTGGCCAAGACCGCATCTTTCGTAGATGCTTTGTCATCACTACCTTAATTAGATAGTAGTCTTGTCTTGTTATTTTACGGATCAACTACTAATCCTCTTCGGACTAGCCTCAGGACGTGCTGTACTCCTAGAGCGAAGCCTGCTTCTAATTCTGTAGATGGAACTGGTTTACATAGAGCTTCTGATTGTTGTTCTAGAAGTTTATATACTTCTGGAGTTAGTCTTACCAATCTAGTTTGGGTATCTTCTGGCAATAGATGCTCCTGTGCCCGATGGTATCAAAATGCAGGAAGCCCCTACTCCTATGAGAAGAAGTAGGGACTGTCCATAACCGACCTTAGGTCTAGATCACCCCGCTCCGGCGGAGTAGGCAGATCGTAGAGCGCAGCAAAATCGCTAAGGGGATCGAAGCTCTCGTACATATCCACGAAGATTTCTCGTATCAACTGATAGAGCCTAGCTGCATCTGCGGCATGGGTTCCGTAGTCGTCATGGATCATAGCGAGGGACATTCCCTCAGCAGCAGCCGCTACAGTCACTAGAGTTAGATGACTGGCGTCGTAAGAGTGGATGAAGTTAGGAGCCACCCCGTTCTTGTGACGGTTCGCGTCTGGCGTGTCCGTATCCACATTAATCCGAAGGAAGGCGTTACCGCACAGGTTGGTCCTAATGCGGTGGCTTGCCTGCTCGCTGTACGCTTGGCTTACTGGAAAGCCCGAAGGTACCGTCCAGCGTATAACCTCAGTCCCATTCCTGATGATAGTGCGGGCAGACGCTTGTAGCCAAGTCATAGCCGCTCGGGCCTTAACTACTACGTCCCCGATGCTATCCCACACAAAGTGCGAAAGGTACTGTGCCGCGCGGCTGTACTCCTCTTTCTCAAACTGCGGGGCGGACCCCATCTTGAGATAGTCTCCTACGATAAAGTCCGCGCAAGAGAACCGAGTTGATCCGTACGGCAAGGTCATTACGGAACGCTTCACCAGCTTCCGGTTAATGCCGTGAGCAAGCCACCTGTCCCTAAAGCCAGCTTCATCAGGTGCGGCCTGCCTAAGCCTTAGAGATGTGACATCAGCTACCATCTGGTAGATGTCATTCGGCTTGCTAGCTGGAACAAGGTTCGTCGCCTTGCCGCCAACCTCGTCCCGAAGCATGGCTGAGAAGTTTTGCAGACCGTTGCAAGAGCCGTCCATACCGATGGGAATTCTGCTCTCGAAGGTATGCGGGTTAGTCACCCACTCCGCGTACTCCATGCACCAAGCAAGGAACTGCAAAGGGCAGTCCGCCTCTGTCCAACCCTGATAGGTTATTGGGTCTGTGCCGAACTGCACAAGCAGGTCCCGGCGGTCATGTACCCACTTAACCCGGTCATCAAGGCTAACCTTGTCGTATCCCCACTTGTTAGCACCATGAATGCAGAACCACCGTTCAGCCTCGACAGTGTCTAAGGGCTTACCCACGGAGAAGTGCAAGAGAGCCTTCTGCATATCAGACCCTTGGGGAGACACTCCCGTAGTCTGCGCGTAGAGACGTCCCCGGAAGTCAGCAAAGTACACGAAGTAGATAGCAGGGAAATCCCTGAACTTATCTGCCACTGTGGTCGCTGTGTAGAACCTTCCGTACTTGGTGCCTCTAAGCTTCATCTGAGTGAACCACTCGGCCTTAGCCTTCTTCCAGTGGATAAACTCTTCTAGCTGCCCCGGCGACATATCGTCGCGGGTCATGTCCCCAAGAAGCCAAGACGGCTTATCAGGCGCGGGGAACTCGGCTTGAGACAGGATTTCTTCCATGTCGAAGTGCTTGGCTACCTGCCTGATAGCGTCCAGCATCGGGCCGTTAATCTTCCAAGCTACCCGCTGTAGCGCGTTGATTGCTCCAAGCGGCTTAGTCATGTCCGCTTCATAGAAACTGTCCCTCTCGCCGTAGCTACGGACAGCGAACGGTTGCATACGGCGCATGGCTTTTGTGTGAAAGCCTCCGTCGCTGATAGAGACCCAGTCTTTAGGCGGCTCTACACAGGGAAGGTAGTAGGGAGTAGTCTCGACGATATGCCCCTTGATCTGTCCGATAAGGTCCGTTAGTTCCTCCGTCAGACGGATGTGGATTGTCTGCCTGACTTGGTCAGCCCGGCCATTTCGCCCCGGCACAGCATCCTGCCTAGTCTCTACCATGCCTAGCTGCTCTAGCTGGTCCAGCAGATAACCGCCGACTTGATCGACGCCACCCGGCCCCCATTCAGGGAAGGGTACTCCGTTCTCTTTAGCCTGCATCTTAAAGACGGTCATGCGGTGCCGCTCTGACTTAGACATCCGCCTGCCAAGGTCATTGACAAGCGTATGGAAAAGAGCGGGGTCCGCCTGCTCGAATAGTCCTAGGAGAAGTTCGTGATAGCACGCCTTCCCAACCGCTGTTGCGACCTTGCGAGCCGCAGGCGGGTCACGATCATTCATCATCAGGTTCAGAGTGTTCCTGACAGCGAGATACGCGACCGCCTCCGGGTCAAGGGCTTCAAGCAGAACTGCGTGTGCCTTACGGCGACCCGCCTTTTTGACAGCGATATCCTCACGGACAAGCTCTGACAACGGCAGAACGAAACGCCTGTAGATGGCTTGGGCGTAAGGGTTGTTGTTCGCCCTACCGCCTTCCTCATTTCTGGTCATCATCCTCTCAGCGCGAGAGCGACCAAAAGCGTACATCTGCTGTTCTAGTTCTACTTGTGTAAGCACGTTGCTCCTTACGTGTCTGGTTCGAGTTTGTCGTACCTGCGGCCCTTCAACCTAGGCTCTCTAAGCAGGCCGTCTGAACTGTAGTCCATAGCCTCAACTTCGACGATCTGTCCGATCCAGTCGTCAAGTTCCCTATCAGCGTCTGACAGGCCGGTTCCAACCCTGAGGGTCTTCCCACGGAAGTCCACAATGAGAGAGCCTATCCGGCCTTCATGCTTGCCCTCTCCGGGCCAAGTCCCTACAACCCGCAGGTCGAAGGACAGCTTCCGCTTGATCTTGATGATCTCTCCGGTGGTCCCGCTCCCGCGCGTCCAAGTCCCCTCAGGGTCCCGGAGGATCAGGCCGTCAAACCCCCCTCGTAGGAGGAGCTCATTGCAGGCGGTCTGAGGGTCCCCGTAGTCGCCCGGATTGATCCGGGCAGTCACATGTACCCGGGGAGAACGAACGCCGCGTGTGAGGCCCATACGGACCCTGTAGGGGGTGGCGTCGAAGCCCCTGTGGAACTCTGCCTCCGGGATCACGTCATGGATGACGAGGATAAGGCTGTTGCTCTCAGTGAACCTCCGGAACGCCCCGCTGATCTCGTTAAAGGGCAGGTCGGGGTGCCAAGCCTCTCCGATAACCACCGTGCCGGCAAGCTGAGGGAAAGTACGCAACTCGCGTATGATCCCACCTAGAGCTTTGTTGGGCTCTCCGGTACGAGAGAATGCCTCTCCGGAGTCCACACGTATCACAGCACAGCATCCGTCGTACTTAGGCTGAGCCTCGTACATAACCGCCATGTCTTCAAGGCGAAGGCGACGAGACTTAACTACCTTATTAATCTCGACTGCTTTCTGGATGATGTACTCAGCCATTGGCGGCGTCGATAGCCTTCTGCACGGACTTAGCGTCAAAGTCCGACTGTTCGCAGATAAGGGCGAACAAGCTGGCTTGGAAGTCATCGCTGGCATCAGGGAACACATCCTTGATACCCTCGATCAACGCTTCGTCATACCCGAGTTGCCAATGAATGTGCTGGCGGGTCTGGATCACAATTTGCCCCGCCTCAGCGGACGGGGGAGTTTCTACAGGAGGCTTAGTGGCTTTAGCCGGGATATGGGCCGGTGTGTCAGTCATGCTTCTTTTCCTTGTGAACGCGCTTGTGTACGTATATCGCACAGCAAATTGCGCAGGCCCCGCTAAGCGCGTAAACCGCAGTAGCGAGCAGGGATTGAGTGTCTTCCATTACGTGCTTCCAAACAAGCACTTGTGAGAAGCCTATAGCTGTGGAGCAGCCGAAGGCGTATAGGTAGTTCCCGGCGTTCACACATCGGCTTTGAAAGCCTAGCATGAACACCTGAACGAAGCTAGCTGCCGCGAGAAGGAGCATCTGGCATCCTCACCTTAACCCGGTCGTCTTCACCGAGATTGCGGAGTTGCCAAGTCAGAAGGAACATCGCGTTGCACATGACGTGCGCTAGATGTGGCAGACCGCTTTCTTTGTCGTTGTCTTCTCCAGCCTTCCAAGCTTGAAGGTGACGCTCAAGGGAGCCGAGAGCATCCTTGTAAGGCATACCGGCTTCCCAATTCCGCTCTGCGTACTTCTCGGCACCAACCGTGAGAACATCAGTAAGCACGGCCAGAGCGTCCGGAGGAAGCAAGTCGTAACGCCTCTTCCCTTTGTTATACCTGAGCCCGCGCGTCGGGACTTCGGTTTTTGGTCGTGAAGTGCCCCCTATCCGGCGATCTTCTCCGGGAGGAAGGTCCGGGGCGTAGATTTGCTCCAGAACAGTAGGGCGTAGACTAAGGTCTTCCAAAGAAGGAAGCTCCGGTTCCCACTTGCTGTAGCTGGGGACTCCCCAAGGCGAGAAGAACTCCGCACACCCTCCGCACACCTTGGCGGAAGCCTTATGCCGACAATTAAGGCAAGACCGCCCCGACAAGCTGATTGCCTTAGCTGCCCCAGACGAGATACTGCCGCCCATTCTTATTCTCCAATGTGTCCAAGCTGGATCGTGAAGGTATCGTACAGCGAGAGCCGATCATCTTCCCGCTTGACATGGAAGCCCATCCATTGCGCAGGTACGCTATCGTATCCAGCAATTCCGCTGTACTCGATACCGCCCTTAGTTGCGCCGAAGAAAGCCCCGTTGACCACGAAGGTGCCGCTGTTGAAAGAGCAGACGTTATGCTTATCACCCATTCGGAAATACGTGATATGCGTCTTCTCTTGTTCGGCGCGCTTAATCTTGTGCGCCTTCATAGCAGCCTCGTTAGCAGCAACGCCAACACCGTGCTCGTACAGGATAGTCTGCCCGTAGATTTCGGCAGTAGTGTAGCTACCATTCGGAATGTCGAAGGTCACGTTGTAGTACCCCGCCCGCTTTGTCACAAGCTCCAAGAACTTGTAGAGTGGGTAAGACAGTTGCTGCTTACCGGGCTCAAACATATTGAGACCATGATCGTCCCAATCGTGATTGCCGGTTACAGCGATGACATCAAGTTGAATTCCGAGACGGGCCAGAGGCTCAACCACAAACTCGAACAAGCCAGAAGCCGCGTCCCAAATCTGTTCTGCGGTTCCCGTGTCCGTAGCCCGGGCAGAATTCTTGTGCTTCTTGTCGCTCTCGATAATGTCCCCGATGATACCGAGAACAATGCGCTCAACCCGGTAGCCAACGGCCATCTTCTGCTCGATCTGAAACAGGGCAGCACGTCCGTATTCAAACATACGCTTACGGGCAATCAGGGTGTTGTACCCGGGGCAAAGCTTTCCGATCTGTAAATCAGAGAACAGAAGCTCTACAGTCATCGGAGTACCGACTTGAGCGCCGATGAACTTCTTGAAGTCCCACGGGGGCCGTTCGGGAAGTTCGGCCACCATACGCTCGACGGTATCGAAGAAAGCCTGCTTAGTCCCAAGCCGGTCTACAAGAGCGCGGATATCGGCGCGAAGCCGGTTGTTCTCGCTCATAGCGTTTCGAGAACGCTGTAGTTCCCGGGCGCGGTCGAAGCCGCCGAAGTCTGTTTCGTCAAGGCGACTGACCCACTCACGCAGGAGTTGTGTCGTCACCTTGCCGCGACCGCGTGCGCTAAGGGCAGAGGCCGCTTTGGTGATAGTGCCGTGCTCGTTTACCGCTTCCTTAAGTTCTTCCGGGGTAAACGGGCTTGGCTTCAACTTTTCTATGACAGTCAGCCTTTCTTCTTTTCAGCGCGAACCTTACGCGCCTTAGTGTTACGCGCGATACGCTTCTCGTCCTCAGTCTTGTAGGTCGGATGCGTCAGTCCGGTGATGTTAGTGGAATGCTTGGCGAGATACTGCGCCAATCCATGCCCGAACGCTTGGAGATTGGTAACTCCGAAGCGAGGGGCGTTGTTCTCAACCTTCCCGAGAAGCGCGTTGCAAGAGCGGTGAAGCGTCCCGCGAACAGCGCCTGTCCCGTGGTGATGGTCCAGCACGGGGTCCTTAGCAACGCCGGGAAGCTGGCAGAGAGCGCATTTGCCGCCCTGTGCCGCGATCTGCGCGTTGCGAACCTCAGCTATCTGAGAATGAGTTAATCTTGGTGCGTTCATCCGTTACTCGTTTTTCAAGGCGAGCCACCGCCGACAGGAGTTCATCGCAGAACCTTCCGCTTATACGCGAATGGCCACTATGATTGGCGAAGTCCAGTATGTGCGCCTTTGCATCGCACCGCATCCACAGTAGTGCTGCCTGCTCGCAAAAGCGGTCAGCCCAATTACCACCCTTTCGGTCGTAGTACTTGCGATATAATGCGGACACTACCTCGTAGGCGTCATCGTTGGTCTTACAGTCCTTAAGGTACGCCTCTGCCGTCTTCTCGCCCATCGGCTTGAAGTACTCTTCCTTCTTGGCGTTGAGGACTACGTGACCCTCAAGGCCCGGGCAGTTATCGGCAGTGTCTCCCATTAGCATTTGAAGCCAGAAGAACTTAGTACCATACATCTTACCGCCTGGTCCGATCCGCTCGAAGCACCCGGGAGATACCCGCACTGTTTCTCGAAAGCCGTTAACATGCTTCCAGATAACATGCAGCCCCGGGATCATCCTAAGGTCTTTATCCGCAGTAAAGATTGCGGCATACCCTTGGGGTGTTCCAATGGCATGATGCAGACAAGCGGCCATACCGTCGTCAGCTTCTCGGGTCAGCCAGTTCTTAACCTTGAAGCCGGCACCCTCGTACTCCATGAGCCAATCTTGGAGGAAGCTATGGTTCCTAGGTTTGACACCGCTCTTGCGGTTGGCCTGATAGGGCTTGACTGTAGCGATAAGGTACCTCTCGCCCTTGTTGCATCCCTTCGCCGTGTTGTGCACAACGATGTGCTCTGCACCAGCAGCCACCCGAGCGGCTTCTAGAAGGTTCACGGCGTTAGTTCGGGCTTGACCTTGGGTTGTCTCGTCGTTGCCGCTAGCGAAGTAGGCGAGGTAATCGCCGTCCACATGAAGCGTCAAGCCGGGTACCATAACAGGAGCTTCTCGAAGCTGTGGTGCCTCGTTAGCAGCGGCCTCGATAGCCGCTCTGAAATCGTATTCCATAGTGTCTCCTTAGAAGGAGAGCGGGACCGAAGTCCCGCCCTACGATCAGTACTCTTCCATCAGCGGGTCGGCAGCAGCGCCGACCTTGGCGTCCTGTGCGGCCTGCGCGACCGCCGCAACCCGGGCAGGAGCTTCCGCCTCAGGAACGTCGGGAGTACCTCCAGCGAACAGGAGTTCCGCAATCACGGAGCCAGCGAAGTTATCCGCAGACTTGATCCGGTTCTGGAAATAGTTCTTAGACTTAGGCGGGGAGATTTCCTCGCCCTTGTCGTTGGTCTTAGCTTCCCAATGACCGTCAATGAAGATGCTATCCCACATCTCCTTCGTCGCAAAGTTCCAGAGGAAGCATTGCAGCGGCGTCTTGGCCTCCGGGACAGTAACCAGCTTGCTGGAAACAGCGCCGGTGGCTTCGTCGAAGACTTCCACAAAGGGAGGAACGATGGTGTAGCCCGCGTCATCCCGCAGGTTCGCATACTTCCGCTGGTTGTCGCCCTCTCCTACAACCTTGTGCACAACGCGGCAGCGGAAGGGCTTACCGAGAAGTTGGGCGAAGTGCGTGCAGGTCTTATCGTAGTTCAGTCTGCTAAACAGCTTGAAGAAGTTTGCCTTATCCACAAGGCTGAGCGTCTCAGTGAAGCCGATGACATGCGGCGTACCGTCTTCTTTCACGGGATGCTGAGGACCGCTAAGTTCCCAAGCGAGATAGACCTTCTCACGCTTCTTAGGCTGGCCCTTGAATTCTTCGGTGTGAACGCCGAGTTCAATGTACTTAATGAGGCGGCAGTAGCCCCACCCTTCGGCGGGAGGCGCGAATTCCCCGCTACCCATCTTCTGCCCTTCGGCCATGTTAGGGCCTTGAGCGGCGGCTTGTGCGATTGCTGCTTGAATGTCGTACATATCACTTATCCTTGATTGAAGGTACGTCGAAGGATGGCACGTACCCAGCCATGTATTCCGCCCTAAGTTGCTGCCTGTAAGCAGCGACCTTGGGCCTAAAGCCTTCCGGCATTCTCTCTTCTTCCATCATGGTTCGCCCCCAAGTCGTGTCAGATGGAACCGGCACGGGGCAAGGCCAAGCGAAGTAGTACTCCATGAAGTCCGATGCTGCCAGCATACAAGCCTCCAGCAAAGCAGCAGCCTCGATAGCAACGCTATCATCAGCATCTGCGTAAAGGGCGTCATGAACCTGATTGACTAGCAGGGCTAGTCCGTCGAAGTTCTTCCGACTGTAGAAGGCGCGAACGGCCAACCACATAGCAGCCTTCGCCCATTCTCCGCCTTCGCCTTGAACGATGTAGTTCTTGATCTCGGTAGGAGAGAACGAAGTAGACGTGCCACGCCTAGCCAGAAACTCCGGAGCGGGTTGCTCCCTGTAAGAGTACAGCTTGTTGTCTGGCGTCCGGTAGAACGACTTGCGGAAGTTGCACTTGAGGCCCGGTATATCCGGATGATTTGCGAACATGCTCGTCGGGATAGAGTTCGCCTTGATCTTCTCTGTCAGCTTAGTGTAGAACGCCTCGATTTCGGGATAGCGCTCGTTCTCTGCTGCAATCAGCGCCTCTACTTCTTCAAGAGACATTCCGGTTTGTTCAGCGATAAGGCTGGCACCTGCGCCGTAAGCTCTCTGGAAGGAGAAAATCTTGGCCTTGGTGCGCTTGATCTTCCATTCCTTGATAGCCTCAGTAACGCAGAGACGAAGGGCCTCTTCGTAGGGTATTCCCTCAGACTGGCTAACGCGGACGCAGTGCATATCCAAGCCTTGCTTAAGGTCTTCGATAAGCTGTTTGCAGTTCGTTAGAATTGCCTGAATGTACACTTCGAGAGAAGAGAAGTCTGACTGGATAATCTTTCCAGACTGAAACCTAGACCGGAACATTCTCTTAACGTCGGACTTGTCGCCTTTGGGCAGGTTCTGCAAGTTAGGATTTGAAGAGCTAAACCTAGCCGTCACAGTAGACGTATGGTTCAGCATGTGGTGAATGATACCGTCTGCTTGCACAAGCGTCAGCATTCCCTTGCTTTCACCGTCGTCGTCCGTCGAGATATAGTACGTCGTCAGGTCTTTGGTAAGGCTAGTCACCTTGCCTAAAGACTCCAAGAACGGAATGCCCCTGTTTGAAAGCGCGGAGATAACTTCTGATGATGTGGAGTACACACCCTCAACTGCACCTTGCCAAGCTTTCTTAGGCTCTGTTACTCCGGGAAACTCGTAGTAGAAGTCAGCCCACCGGCTCTTGGGGCGGGTCAGGTCTGGAACCTTTACCTTCTTGGTCTTATACTCTCCAGCGTTCTTGCCGGACTTGAAGGTTGAAAGGTTCAGTGTCTTCCATCCCAAATCCTCAAGGCGCGGATCGTCTGCGGCAACCTGCTCGCCATCCTCTGTCAGATACACGGTAGCGTCAACCTGCGGGTACGCCTGAGTTCCATCTTCGTTAAGGATGGGCTCCCGGGCTTGGTACTTGACCTTCCCGCCGAAGATGATAGCAGACTTCTGCCTTGATGACCCCCAGTTAAACGCGAACGGAAGGTCTGGCGGAAGGTAGGAGGAAAGCTCTACGCTAAGCTCTGCTATCTTCTCTTCTAGCTTCTTAGCCTGCTCCATACCGAGTTGAACGTCAACGGCCATACCGTTGCGCTCCATCTCGATTGTGCAGAGCAATGAGCCCATGTTAAGCAGGATGGACTTCACCTGACCGCAAGCCCGGGCGATGTCAAGCTGGCCCCTAAAGACAAGCTCTGTATTGCCGATGTCTCCGTGGTCCAAGGGAGTTCCGTCTTGTGCGGACGTGCCACACAGGTACCGCCTAAGCAAGTTAGGGTCGATATCTTCTGTGCTTACACCTGCCTCCCACAAAGCCTTTACCTCATCGAACTTTAGGTTCCCGCCGTATCTAGGCGCAAGTTGGTCAAGGGACAGCATGTTCTCGGCAGGGTCCATGCCTTTAAGCAGGTACTCCGCAAGCTGGATATCCCACACCAGCCCGCCAGAAGCTACCCACGCCATCCAAGCGCGGAGGTTAGCTTCTCCGTGCTCTTGGTCCGCAAGGGCGTACAAGATGTCGAACTTGATGTTCTGTCCGACAAGCAGCTTGTGGCCCCCAAGAAGCTTGGTGAACCAGTCGTGGGGCTTAGGGTTACGTCCGAAGTAATCGCCGCCAACATGCAACGAGTCTCTGGCCTTGTAGCCAGACATCACAACGAAGTTAAGCGGATCGAAAGGATTTCCTTTCCGCTTGAACGACGACCGGATGGTGGTCTCTAAGTCCCAAACAACGTAGTTAGGGTACGTCATTCTAGCACCCACTGCTCTACTATACGGCCCTCGCTTACAACCCTCGCCTCTACGTGCGTAACGCCTAGGCCATGTTCAGGCACTGTATTTTCTGAGTAGTAGAAGCACACAACATCTTCTACCGCAGGGCCAACGTCTTCGTCAGGGGTGTACGGAAGCCAAGCCTTGCCACCCTTACCCGATGGAGGAGTTAGCTCCATACGGCAGAACGGATGCTTCCTCCAGTCCCACTTACCGCGAA